ATACAAGCCCTTCAACTACTCAAGCTTTGTGACACAAGCCATTGAGCATGATAAGTTACACTGGGGAGAGTGGGAATGTGACCTACAGGAGGACGTAACACAGTGGAAGTCTGGTAAGATTAACAATCAAGAAAAGAACTTTATCACACAGATACTTAGGCTATTCACTCAGTCTGATGTGATAGTAGGTGGTTCTTACGTAGATGTATTCTTACCGCGCATCAAGAACAATGAAGCACGTATGATGATGCTATCGTTTGCACAGCGAGAGACTATCCATATGCGCTCCTACGCCTTGCTTAACGATACCCTAGGCTTTCCTGAGGCTGAGTACACAGCGTTCCTTGAGTACGATGCTATGGCTGAGAAGCTTGAGTTTATGAAGACCTTTGACCCTGACACCAAGCAAGGGTTAGCTAAGGCCTTAGCACAGACTGTATGCAACGAGGGTATGAGTTTGTTTAGTGCGTTTGTAATGCTACTTAACTTCCAACGATTTGGTAAGCTTAAGGGTATGTGTGAGATTGTAGAGTGGAGTATACGTGACGAGACTATTCATGTCGCAGGTATGACAGAATTATTTCGTACTTTCATTAGCGAAAATCCAGAGGTGGTAAATGACGAGTTTAAATTATCTATATATGAAATGTACAGAACTGCTGTTGAGCTTGAGGACAAAGTTATTGATCTTGCGTTTGAAATGGGAGGTGTGGAAGGTCTTACGGCTAGTGAAGTCAAAGACTACATCAGATATATCGCAGACAGACGATTAACTAACCTAGGCCTTAAGCCTAACTGGGACATAGATGAGAATCCATTGCCTTGGTTAGATTGGGTACTCAATGGCGACAGCTTCAAGAATTTCTTTGAAGGTCGTGTGACTGACTATAGCGCAGATGGTATGTCTGGCGAATCTTGGGGGTGGTGACATGAGTAATGTACAGTTGAATGACTTAGTAGACATAGAGCAGATTACTGTGATATGCCTAGGGCAGTTCCATAGTGATCTTAAGGAAGAAATAGAGTTCGGAGACAAGGATGATATATCAGAAGTGTTGCGTTTAATCATAGCTATTGAAACTATCTTTAAGGAGATCATGCGACCAGAGGATTACTTTGCATGGAAAACTAACAAGGGTTTTGACATTCATTAAACTACAGGCAACAAAAAGCCCTACTTAAGGAGACTTAGGTAGGGCTTTTTTATGCTTAGGTTTATTGAAAGTATCTTTCTCTTTCTGGGTCATAATCAAATAGGCCATTACCTATAATAGCAGACTGACCTAACATTTTAGGGACTTGGGCAGCTACTTGCATACGACTCACACCTTGCTGTGTATAGGCGTCCAGCATTTCATCAGTAACCTTACCCGATTGATTTGGATTCAATGAAGTCACTGGCCCTTTTGTATCAGCTTTTTTAACATCAGGCAGTCTTAGGTCAGAAAATATTGGAGGTGTTATTGACATTTCACCATTTGGTAAAGCCTTTTCTAAAACTTTGCCAAGAACAGGTACTTTCTCAAGAAAGTCATGCACATCAGATACGAAAGACATAGCCCGTTGATTTGGTAATATCTTAGTCATTACGTTTACACCACCTTCAACTACAGCACTACCTACGTGAGAAGTAGATAACCATAGACCATTCAATGCTACGTCCTCAGCACTTTTGTTTAGTAGGACAACACCCTTTGGAAAATCTTCTTTAGATAAAGACTTTAGATGATTGTATATTTCCATGGGGTCAGTTATACCATCAGAAGCGTAAAGCTTCCTCATATACTTATGAACTTTGTTTTTGTTAGCTATGGCATCACTACCATGATTACCGCCAATACCTGTGTTTCTTTTAACCACAAGTTTATTGCCTTTATTTACAGGCATACTCCAAAGTTTTTGAGCTTGTTCATAAACAAAAGATAAGTCTGCATCGGAAGCTGCTAAGTTAGTTCTAATTTCTTGACCATTAGAATCTTTAGTTACTATTGTATTCTGTTGTTTCTTAGCAGAATCAATATAGTTTTTCTTGGTTAAGGGCTGCATACCTCCCCAAGACACAGATTCAAGAACATCGTCCATAGCTTTAGAAACTTCACCCTTAAAACCTGTCTGCGCTGTAATGTATTTGTTGTAGTTTATCTGAGCAATGGCTTTCTCTTTGTGCCTGTTAGCAACCGCAGTATCTCCACGCTTTCTAGCTGCCGCTTCTAAGGCTCTTTCTTGCTTGACAATAGCCTGTGAAGAACTATTAATACCATGCTTATCATATAAAGCCCTAGCCTTTGGGTTGAATATTGAGTTAATACCTCCCACTACACCATTAACAGCCCATTTACTAGCTCCTGTAAGCTTTTGTGCTAAGTAAAATGCTTCTTTTTCAGTCTTGACACCTTTAACTTTATACTCAAGTAATTTATCAGTTAAACTTTTAAATTCCTTAGGCATATCTTTTAAGTTTTTAACGGAAGGTGTGTAGTGGTTAGGTATGTAATTAGAGGCAGCACTTAAGGCTCTTTTAACAGGCTCAAGTAATGCCTTAGGTAGCCCTAGTTCTGCTATACCCATACCTGCTTCTATGTTACGAGCTACACGTGGATTATCTGCTAGATACTCTAAGCCTTGTTTAGCTAGTGTAGTATCTAATGTAGCTTCTACACCGCTTTGCATAAGATCACCAGCAGTTTTAGTTACCCAATCAGGTATAATAACACTAGCACCTGCGGAAATAGTATCACCTACTAACTCACCAGTATCACCAGCCGCTCTCCACACAAGATCAGCAGCATTAGCATCACCTCTTTTATAATCAAGGTTGTCTTGCTCACTATTACCTAATGTTTCTACATAAGATTCACCAAGGTCTGTTCCTACTCTTTTAACTTTATCTACAAAATCATTTACAGGAGAACCACCAAAGGGGTTAAAAGCCCCTTTTTCTTGTAACCACGGAACAGTTTCCCCCACAGCGTTAGCTATCGTATACTTACCATCCATCAGATTAGACAACATTCCCATAATTATTCCTTTACTTTTCTTCTTTAGTAGCCACAGTCTCAGAAAGTAACTGTAATAACGCAGCCCTATCACCACGGAGAATAGCTATCTCAATAGGGTCTGTTGCACTTTTTATTGCCTTACTCATTCCTATTATAATTTGACCCGCTTTCTTACGAACTGTAGGGTTACTTAGCACATCAATAGCTTTCTTAACTCCATACAGACCACCAGCAGCACTTAAAGCAATTTGACCAGTAACAGTACCAGCAATACCAGCACCTAAAGCACCTGTAAAGTACAATCCACTAGCTGTTGTAGGTAACTTAACGCCTAACTTTTCAATGTAATAACCTTCATTAAGACGTTTAAAAAGACTTGTGGTATTATCATCATACTTAGGTCTAATCATTTCATCGGCTTTTTTGAGGGAAGATACACGTAAACGTAGTCGTTTAGTAGGAGCATCAGGAACTATAGCATCTAGTTCAGAGTTTAAAGTATTACGTACATTAGTTATGACACGCTCTAATGATGTTTTAGCGGGTGTATCTAACTCAGCAAGTTTTACTTTGTTAGTGACCCAATCATCAAACTCACGCCTAAGTTCTAATAAACCTAAAGCATCATTGTTTGACCTAGCTACCATAGTTCCCATGTGTTCAATTAAAGCAGGTACACCAGCAGCACTACCAGAAGCAGCCCTAAACTCAGTGCTTTCTACTAAATCGTCAACGTGACCACTTATGACAGCCTTAAGATTATCACGGGAATATCGAGGATTACCTGCGTCCATAATAACTTTATTTAAACGATTAGATAGTTTCTCGTACTGTTTCTTTATTTTAGACCTATTAACTATTGGTGTAGCCGCAGGGTTTAAATCAGGTATCAACGTCACCTCATGTATAGCTTGTTGTTCTAAAACATCAGGTATAAAAGCAGCTTTACCGCTACCATCGTCACCCCACTTAGTAGGATTGTTTACTGAATCAGGTTTAGCAGGAGCTAACATGTCCTGTATAAACGCCCTACGTTGTACCTTAGCGCCTTGTGCGCCTGATAGAACTATACGTGTACCGCTCCTACGTGCTGCCGCAGATAGATTAGTACGATCAAGCACCATTCCTGTAGTAGCTATAGCATCTTCGGTAAGCTTTGCTCTCTCAGGGTTCTTTTTCTTCCATGACATATAAGGTTCTACTAAACCTTCCTCTAGCCAGCCCGCAGCTTTTTTGTACCAATCCTGTCTTGATATGTCATAGTAAGCACCTTTCATTGCTTCCATTGCGGTAGTTTCTATATCATCAGGTATTACATTACTAAGGGTCTGACCACTTGCTTTCATTGTATTTTTAAAAACACTATCCATTAATGGAACAACAGTTTTACCTACTTGATTAACAAGCCATTCATCTGGACCCCATGCTTTTTTTGTTACTGCGTATGTTTCTTCTGTACCTGCCCTAGCTAAAGGTAACGTAGGTACACTAACAAAATTACCTTGCTCTGCCAAAGATTCATTAGTTGCTTGGAAGTTTTCTACTGCCTGTTCATTAGCTTCCTTGTTGTCATACACTAACGGAAGAATAATATCCTTTGCAGAAGTTTCCTCAGGTGTATAAGAAGTAACTTGACGCCTTAACTCAGCACGACCTTTTTCTGCATCAGTAGCTAGCTTGTTAGCATCATTCATTAAACTTGCAGCTTCGTTAGGGTCTACTATTTTCATCTTTAAAGAAGCTTGTTGCTGCTCTACAGCTAAAGCTTCCATAGCACCAAACTGACTTTCATAGGTACTTATTTGTTGATTAGTTAGTTTCATAGGTTTCTTACCCTAGGGTCTATAAGTTTTTGTAAAGCATTACCACCCTCAGGCATCCCATTAGTTACTTGACCACTAGCATCAACTACAGCTACACCAGCAGCCTCGGCAGCAATCTCTTCCACTGTCTTAGGTGTAAACCTGTTAGCGTCACGCCAAACTTGTTGCTCTGCTTTATAAGCTTGTGGAGTTGGGTAACCATCTTGAGCATCAAACCACTTACCCATGTGTAAAGATTCACCTTGCTCAAACTCTACAGCTTGGCTGGCTAAGTCAAGTATTAATCGGTTACCTAGTTCAGTGTTACCTAATCCCATTGCAGCAGCCTCAAACTTTTGCATTTCTGCGTTAGAGATAGCACCTTTGGTTTGTGCAATGTACTTAAGCACAAAACTCATGGCATTAGAACGGAAAGTTTCACCAGCAGCAGCGCCATACACATCAGCAGGAGCGCCTATAGCCATTAGAACTTTCTGTAACCCTAAGTAAGCTTGAGAGCCAGCGCCAGTATAAAGGTCACCTGAGTTAAGAAGTTGAAGAGAACTCTGTATTAAACGCTTTGTAGGTTCTGATTGCTCAAGCTTAGTAGCGGCTGTTGTCAACAACTGTCCCATTGTCTGTGCTTGTTCTTTACCCATCTGCTTTTGATAAGAGTCTTCACCAGCACCAAAGAGGACTTTTGCTGCTCTTAATTCTTCTTCCGCTTTAGCAGGACTTAGGTACGTAGGGTCACTAGGGTCTAACTGAGAACGATTAGTTATTGTCTTACTTAGTGTACTTAAGGCAGTCCAGTTTTGTTCTGCTGCTGTAGGGTCACTACCTTTAGCATTTCTTTCAAGTTTAAGTTGCTCGTAGGCCGCTTCTATTGCAAGAGGGTCGCCCTCACGTACACTTTCAGCAATTTTAGGCATAACTTTCATAACACGATCAGCTAATCTATTATTACTTTTCTGCTGTAGTTTCAGCTTGTCTGCCTTTGCTAGTTCGTCTTGTTCTAACTTTATGGCAGCAGCTTCTTCTGCTAATGTAGACTTAGCATTTTTCGCAACTAAGCTGGCTTCTTGATAAAAATTTGCTTTAAAAAGACGCTCTGCTAATGCTTTTTGTTCTTCTCCTGTACCTTGAGAGGAAGTTGCAAAATCTTGTTGCATAGCTTTTTGTGCTTCTATCGTAGCTTCACGTTGCTCCATTTGCTCGTCAGCACCACCAGAAGCATTACCTAAGGCACGACCTAAGGTTGAACCTAAGAAACTTATGGCTTGTGCTTTAGCAGGGTCACGTGCCCTATTTCCAGCTTGAGTCATAAGCTGCCGTTGTAAGTCTGTAGCACGTTTGTTACGTTGCTCTAACAAGTCGTCAACAGACGGGCCTTGTGTAAATAAACCTTGATATGCCATGTTATCTTTCCTGTGTCTTTTAAGTGTATGTAGTCTTAAAGTTTAGCTTATTAACCAAAGATTTGCTTATAAAGCCAACCACCAGCGTCATTTATAGCTTTACCACCGCCAGCAGTACCAGCGTATGCTGTACCTATTCCAGTAAGACCTGTGACCCAAGGGTTAGGTTGATAGTTAGAAGTATTCAAAGCCGCTTGACCTGTCATACGTGCAGTCTCTTGACCTAACAAACCTAACTGGTAGTTCTGGCGTAAAGCTTCTGTCTGTAGAGGTGCGCCAGCTAACTGAGCTTCAAGTGCTGGTGCCTGTAAACCACCTGAGAACATACCTGCACCAGTACCCATAAGATTAGAGTATTGTTGTTGGTTAGTCATTTGATTAGTGTTAAACTGATTCAAGTCAAGACCAGCCTGTTGCATCTGTTGACCATAGGCGTCATTGGTAGACTGTGCTGCTAGACCAGCTAAGGCTTGTGATTGTGCGTTACTAACACCTAAAGCGTCAGGCTGCATCATCTGACTGCCCATACCAGCACCTAAGCCCTCACCAGACAACCTAAGACCTAAACGTCCTTGACCAAACATACCCTCTCTAGCCTTAGCGTTCTGCTGTGCAAAGGCTGGCTCAAGTAACTTACTACGTTGATTAAATAACTCTGTAGCACGACCTTCGGGGTTGAAGTTATAATTAAACTGATCTGGTGCTTGTTGGGCTAGAGTAGAGGCTTGACCAAACAAACCTTGACCTTGGCCCACCATGTCACTTATGCTGGCGTAAGGCTCTGCTAGTTGTGTAGCCGAACCTGAGGGTGTCAGAGCAGCACCACCAGTACCAGAACGGAAAGTAACTGGTTTGAAGTTACCAGTATTTGCACCTGTACCATTAGGTATTGCTGCACCACCACTTTCTGATTTAAATTGATCTAATAATGCTTGTATTGAACTTAAGTTTCCAGTTTTTTTAATGTCACCATCACCACCTTGAGCTACATACTGTGCTAATTGCGACTGTATATTATCAAAAGGATTAGCAATTTCATCCATACGACTAGCTGAGGCAATTAACGTAGGGTCTGCCGCTGCTTCTGCTGCTGTTATGTTTCCTATACCTTCGGTACTTGCACCTAACTCAGCAATTATCTGCTCTCTTGTTTTAGCACCCGTAGCTAATTGATTTTCATAATAGTCAAGACCTTCCTGACCCACATTTCTACCAAACTGTTGGTTGTACTGAGTGTTTAAAAAGTTAGCATTACTACCTTCGGCAGATTGGGCAGCAAATTTATCTGCTTCTGCTTGAGTTGTGTACCCTTGACCTTCTTGGCTATACCTTAAGTCAGCAAGTACACGCTCCCTGTCTTTAGCGCCTGTAGATAATTCGTTGAGCCAGTATGCTTCACCTGCCTCATCCATCTCGCCTCTGTTAAATTCATTTTGATATTGTTGGCTTAACCAGCCAGCATCACTTATTGTATTTGCCATGTTTGCACCATTACTTAAATTAGAGTTTCCATTCATTAGATTAGCTAATACTTCTGAGGAATCAGCCGCAGTACCTACACCTAAAGATGAAAGTATACCAGAGTTGTTAGAGGCACTATCTGAGGCACTACCACCACTATTAGAATCATTATCACTACTACCACTTTGGGCTAGTTGAGATTTCATCTGCTTAGACAAACCATCCCACTGTTCATCAGAGTAACCTTCTGGGCGTATACTATCTAATTGTGCTTGAGTTAAATTACCTTGACCACCCGCTATAAAAGCATAAGTTAATTGGTTGGTAAGTTGAGGACTACGAGCCATTGCTACCCGATCAGTCTCAGACATAGTAGCCCAATCAGGGTTTGAGGATTCCTGTAGTTTATATTCTAACATTGACTCTTTATTCATACCAAACTGAGTCTGTTCAGCAAAGTCACCTACAGGGTCAAAATTCATATAGGCATCTAACAAACCACCTAAGTAACTATCTTTTCCTATCTTATCGCCTAGCTTTTCTAAAAGTAAATTTGTTAGACCACCAGTAAGACCACTACCTAGGCCTTTAAACATTGTATCAGGTACAGAGTCGGGATAATATGCACCAGTATCACTAGTGCTGAATAGACTAGGCGCATTAGCGTATGTGTTTCCTTGTGTGTTTGGGTTACCCCCAGTATCTTGAATGTTTAAAAAGTTATAGGGGTAGTTTCCTCCAGTAATGTTAGCTAAATCTAGTGGCGTAACTACCGAGCCTGTTTCTGTTGTTCTCCCAGTATTAGTAATATTATTATTATTAGAATCATAAAGAGAACCTATAGCAGCCCCACTTCCTGATCTAACTGCATTACCATATTTATCGACTAACGCCATTACGCTGTCCTTTTCCAAAAGTAAACAACAATGTAAGGCTGACCTGCACCTCCCGTACCTGTTGCTAAGTTACCTGTCTCTTGTGAAGTATCAAAGTTAGTGTCACTTGCATTAATACCAACTAATACACGACCAGAAGCAAAGGATACCCAAGTACCTACGCCTAGTAAGGTTGCAGGGTTAGTAGCTACTATAGCAGTGTACACAGAACCTATAGGGTAAGCTACAGCGTTAATAGAGGCTGCTGTAGGGGCTGCTGCTTTTACAAAGGCTGTAGTAGCTATCTGAGTAGTATCAGTCCCTACAGCAGCCGTAGGAGCCGCAGGGACGCCTGTGAACGTAGGTGCTGCTATAGGTGCCTTGGCTGTAATACCAGCGACTATAGCGGCTTGTGTGAACGCTGTGGTAGCTATCTGTGTACTGTTAGTTGCTGCTGTGGCTGTAGGTGCTACTGGTATGCCTGTGAAAGTGGGGGCACTTAAGTTAGCCTTAGTGCCTATGGACGTTTGTATGCTTGAAAACTCATCATCAATCTCAGTACCACTTACAGTCTTAAGTGAGTTACCTGTAGGTAAAGCGTCCTTTGATGCAAAGTTAGTTGCTTTAGTGTAATTAGACATAGTTAAAGTACCTTACCTTGTTTGGCATAAATTGAAATCTTCTGTAATGACATAGGCGTACCATTTATATCAGTAGTGAATCCTATCTGTATAATGTCACCTGAGCCTTGTGTTGATGCTTTTTGTTCATCTATTAATACTGAACCTGAGTATTTACCTATCCCATATTCAGTTATACCATACTCAAACACAGTACCAGTGTCTAAAGTAAATGTGTAACCATAGTATACTGGACTGTAATCATAACCAATTTTAAGTGCAAAGGTTTGACCTGTAGCACCTACTGTGGTAGCTGATAGTTTCTTTACTATCTTAGTGACGTTAGCCATGCCCAAATCAAAGAAATTACTATAATAAGCCATTTCATATTTAGCACCATTATCCTGATAGCCTGTGTACTTAGCTACTCCATTAGACTCTGCAAAGAATAAGTCAGAGCCTTTAGACAAGAATCCTTTTGGTGACACTGAGGGCCATATTGTAGCTCTGTAGCTTCCATCTTCTAAAGTTGTTCTTGTGTCAAAGCAAAAGGTCTGTTGTGACGTAGGAAAAGTTATTAGGTAGAAAGCGTTAGTTGGTGAGTAGACTGACTTAATTAAATCAATGTTTTCTGCTCGTATTGCCTGTATAACATCATCACGTATGTTCTTAGATATGTCTCGCATAGGTTGAGACTTTTCTTGTACTGTACGATTTAATGAACGTATACCTGTGTTGCTTAAGAACAGTATGTCCTCACCTGTATTCTGTACTGAGTCTCTAGCAATACAACCAACACCTTCAATAACTTCTACTAATGTTAAACTTGCAGTAGTCATTCCAGCTTGAAAGTTATCACCATCACTGTATACAATAATGTTATCTTTACAGAATATAAACAAGTTACCATTGTGGGCACCTAAGGCTACAATCTCGTCCATGCCCTGCGTAAGTACAGATGATATATCTAATGTACCAGAAGTACCGCCCGTCCATTTAGTACCATCAAGTACATCAGTAAAGTAAACTGTAGTTTTATTAGTTGCTGTATCCGCAGCCCATAAACGCCCGTATGCTGCTAATACTGTGTGGGCACTAGGAGGTGTTCCTGCTCTACCTGAGTGTGTGAGTACCGATTGGAAAGTGTTAGCACTCCCATCATTAGTGTACACCAGTGGTAGATAACTTCTTTGAAAAAAGTAATGATGGTCGTTTAGTGTAGCTGTCTGCCAGTTACCTGCTGCTATTGTGTCTGTGGTACTAGGCGTTAGAGTAAGTAAGTTTGTTGTGTCTCTATAAAACTTATCACTACTAAAAGACAACATAATGTCAGTACCATCAAGGTCTTTAAAGTTTGACACACCTTTTAAGTTTACATTAGCGTTAGCACCTGCCGATGAATCTTTGCTTGTGCTTAAGGTCTGCCAACCCTTACGTGAGCCTAGGCGACCATACTTATCAATAATACAGTTGTCTGCTTGTAGTGCAAAACCTTCTTGCAAAGTAACACCAGACTCTTGAGTGTTTAACCCGAAGAACGCTGGTGCTGCAATGGAAGAGGACATTAGTTGCTTTCCCATGATTAACAAGCCTCCCAGATCAGTTCCTCAGGGTGCTTGTCTGCGTCCAGTGCAATAGCATCAGAAAGATAGTTACTAGCTAAAGCCTTAGCTGATACTGCCGACATACCACCATCTTCACCACGTTCCTCAAGTGCCATTGCATAGGCTAAGGCTTGTACAGGTAAATGTGGTATACGTAAAGTATCCGCATCATTAACCAAAGGCTGTGAACGCATAACTACGTTAAAGTAAATAGTGTAGGCAGCGTCAGGTATAGGGTAAAGATCAACCTGTGTATCTCCCCCGACACTTACACCATTGAATACATAATACGCAGGATTGCCCGTAGCTGGTGTAGTGTTTAAAAATGCGTTAGTAAACCAGTGTGGGTCTTTATATTGTAAAAATGAATCACTTGTTAAGTTTACTACGTCTAATATGTTTACGTTATTACCTGAGTCAGTAAGAACATAGTTAAATACTCCACTTTGCGTTACTGCTGTAAGAGTCTGCCGTAGTACCGACCAATTCCATGCTGCTTCCACAAGTTCTTTAGCGTCTTGAACAAAGATACTAATAAGTTTTGAGTAGCTATTCTCATTTACACTAGCAACTTCACGCTCACGTAATCTAAGTAATACGTTGTTTACCATTTCTTTATGTGTTTTCATGTGGCTCTACCATTTAATTTTTCTACTGTTCTAAGACCTGCTAGACCAAGCATAGCTAACGTAAGTTCAAGCATTGCATCTAAAGGTAACTCAGGGCTACCTAGCTCTGGTGCTAACCACTGCAACACAGGGTTAATGACAAAGGCAAACAAGAAACCCATACCGCAAACCCACATGAGAAATGGACGGGCACCAGCCACGAAAATTGACCTGTGACCTGCCTGTACTTTATTAATCTCTGCTTGCATAAGGGCTGGCTTTAAAG